GCTGAAGTAAATAAACTCCAGATATAAAGGCCGATAAATGGAACTCCAATGATTATTCCTACTACTGCTTCATCAGATAAATTAGGCAACATCTGCACTCACCCCATATTTATCTAACCAATATGCTGATATTTCAGCCTTAGATAGACGGCCTCTCAGCTGCTTCTTACCCATCCGCTCTTTAGCGAATCGTCTTATTATTGATCCCTTAACCCAATTTGTCTCGTCAGTCCAAGCCCCTGCTTGAGAATCAAATCGTATTAGGGTTACTTTATTTACCATTTTGCTCCCGTTCTGTAATCCGTAAATGGATTAACGGGTTAAATGTATTTGCTTAAATCTATTTAGACAAGCAAGAGCTCGGCGTGGCGAATATCAAGATAGCCAGCAAGTCTTTCATTGGTCGCTTTATTGCCAAAATCAGTAGTTATAGGCAACCGCTTTAATACCCACTCAGGCTCGTTTATAGCCCCTAAATCGAATTGGTATATCCCTTTAGGTGTCGAGTTAATGTATAGGGTCTTAGCGCCCGTCCTAGCCCTTATATCGGCCAGATAATCCCACTTCTTCTTCTCAATTAGCAGAGTATCGTAATGAGTCCTACGGCATTTAAGCTCAAGATAGGCGTTATGGGTGATGCCATCTGCTCGGTCGGTCGCTGATAAAGGCGTCAAGTCTGGATAAAGCGACTTGAGAGCCTCAAAGAGCTCAACCTCTCGAAAGTAGATTAGTTGTCCTCTTCTCCATCTTCCCAACCAATTTTCTTAATTGGGTCATCGGCAGGGACTATCCAATCAGGATAAGAGCTGCGATCCATAGCAAAAGCCAAGGCAGTTCCCTCATCCATCCCTGCTCTCCGACAAGCTTTATAAACTTCATTGGCGGCGATGGCCCAGAAATCAAGCTTTGTTAATGGGGTTTCTTTAGTAGTCCTGCGTCTCTTTGGACGCTTGACTGCCTTCTTACTTACGCGCTTTCGCGTTGCCATTTCTGACCCCTCTCGCTAGGGCCAATTCTAACTGACTCTCCATTTTATCAAGGCGCGACACTATTGGAATATTCTCCAATTTAATTATGTAGCGAAGTCCAGCAATCAGCAAGGCGATAGATCCTAGGACTGAGGCTACTAGGGTTGCTAGCTCAGCTGCAACCATTAACGGACTTTGCCGTAGCGCTCGTAATTAGGGTTCAACCAATTAATGATACTAGGCAAGACTGAGATTAGAGCCGCATTGGCAATTGCATCGACATCTAGGCCGACTGCTAGATAGGTCGCTAGTGCCGTTGCTAGGAATGTCTTTGCCCAGCTCTCTGCCATCTTCTTTAAGTCGCTCATTAGGTTCTCCTTCGAGGTTGAAATAACTGCCATCTTTGTCTCCCAAAGTTGTAAATGAAATATGGAAATGCGACCGGTGAGGATTAGCGCCATTATATTTTCTGCGCTTCCATCCAAGTATCGGACTCATAATTTTTCCATCAAAAATAATGTAAGCGATTCTTTTATCGCCCTTTTTGGCTAACTTGCGAATCTTCTCAACTAGTGCGTAAGCCTCTTCTTTGTGAGCTGATAAATCAGAATCTACATCTATTGCTCTAACGATTCCTGACTTAGCGTCTGGTATATGGTCAGAAGTGCCTTTTGCAATATGCCTAGAGTCAGCAATCCAGCCGTCAGACTTACGATCCCTATCAGGATAATCGTCATCAATTTGATTCCTTAATTGAATACCAGCTGCGCATAGTTTAGCCATTTGCTTCAATCCAACTTAAACTATCTTCATCCCAAACCCAGTATTTACCTTCTGGTCTGGGCGTTGGCGGTTGCCAATCAAAGTTTTCATCTAAAGTCCAAGATGGGTAAGGTTGCACACTAATAAACACATCATTAACTGCATCATAGTGAAAGCCAACTCCAGCAAATTGTTTTCTTATGTTGTTGTTATATGAAGTCCGTTTGCAGGTTTGACCTCTAAAATTACCATACCAAGTTTCGGTATCTAAGCCTTGAATAAGTTCAGTTTCATCTATGCCAGTGATAACCTCAGTTACTAAATTATTTTCATCTAAAAAAGCGTAATGTGCCATTATGCCCAACTCACATTTCCTGTGCCAGCAGTAATTGTTGCTCTTTTGTATCCACCGCTTGCTGCACTTTCTGATCCTGTTAAACCAGCGCCTATTGTAATTGTTTTAGTATCTGGATACCGCAAAATTACCACACCTGAACCACCAGCTCCACCACCGCCAGCCGCCTGAGTTTTACCACCGCCACCGCTACCACTATTTACTGAACCTGCTCCAGGCGAAATACCAGCATTACCACCGCCACCACTACCACCAAGACCACTTTGTGCGCCACCACCGCCACCTGCATAAGTAACAGATGAACCAGTAATACTAGTTGCAACGCCATTACCACCTGCACCATTTACACCATTTGAGCCCGCAGTATTTGCTCCACCGCCACCGCCGCCATTATTACCACCTGCAAAACCTTGATTTGCGGTCCCAGCTGCGCCGTTAGTTGATAGACCTTCTCTACCACCACCACCGCTACCGCCAACTGCTGCTGCATTTGTGCCTGCACCGCGTCCGCCGCCTGTGCTTGAAATTGTAGAAAAAGAAGTTGTATTGCCGTTCGTATTAGAAGCTCCACCAGAACCAATAGTGATTGAATAATTTGTGTTAGGGGATAAAGAAAGGGCAGATTCTAAAGTTCCGCCGCCGCCTGTTGCTGTAACTGTGCAGCGCAAACCACCTGCTCCACCGCCGCCACCACCAAAAGTAGCGCCATCTCCATCACCGCCGCCACCACCACCAGCAATTACTAAATAATCAACTGCAAAATTGCGCGGGTAATTTTGTGCAGCAACAATCCCGAGTAATGGCATTACGCAATATCCCCAATTACATACCAAGTATCGGTTGCGACTTTAATGCAAGAAGCGGCTGAATACTGAGCTCTCAATTTAGGAGCAGTTGCAGAAGCTCCAGTTGATGAAATCGTAGTAGTGCCTGAAGTAACTGCCTTGATTGTCGTTTGACCTGCACCGATTTGAATAACATTAATTATTGATCCAATAGGAAAAGCAACTGATGCGTTAGTTGGAATTAAAAAATCATTAGCACCAGCAACGGACATAGTTACTAGCTTGTTGCGATTATCTGTGAGGACTACTGTGTAAGTAGCAGTCTGGGCGTTTAAGGTCATTTGCCCTACCGCGCTATCAAAGCCATTACCTACTGTCCTTATGGCTGAAGCGCCGTCTTTAACTAGGTCGGTATCATCTGGAATAGTAATACCAAAAATTGCGGTCGTAGTCATTGTTCTCCTTTAGCCTACTATTGTAGCGTTCTGCCAGTCCAAAGTTGGACTAATTGTGTTCCAATATTCCGTTTCGGGGACTGAGTTCCAGCGGAACGCCTGAAGCGAAAATTCAAGTGGGGATATATTCATCGTTAGGTTTAATTGATTTAGACTAGCCGTCCAAGTCCAACCTTCAACGAATCCAAGGAATGTCCCATTTACCATATTAGTAGGCAGGTTATTGACGCTTAAGGGCATCCCCATAAATATATTTAGTAGGCTATTTCTGTCGGTATCATCAATTTCTGAGCTGGCCAATGGGAAGGTTATCTGCCTTAAAGCAAATTGAGGATAGGCTCTAATTGTTAGATAAAAGGCAGCTTGATCTTCGGCATCACCTTGGTTGCGGAGTGTGGTAGATATGGTAGAAGCAAGAAGGCCATAATCAGATATTGAAGCAGCATCCTCATCAGTTACTTCCGAGCCTGAAGTGCCGTAGTTGATTGTTATTGAATTTCGGACATCACCAGCTCGCTTGAGGATTGAGAGGGCAGGGCCGATGGCGTGATTGCCATCTAAATCGACATAGCCGTTTGCTACTAGGTATTGAGATCTATGGGTCGAATCTGCATAGCCTATGCGACCTTGAGAATCCTCGTATAGATAACCAAGGCCGCTAGTCGCAAAGCGAGAAGCAAGATTATAAACTGTATCGTCTAGGCCATTTTCAGAATGAAGTTCATAATCCCCAGGAGTATCGATACTACCTAGTCCGCTATTTTCAGCATCTTGCCATTGGACTGTCGGATCATAATTATCCCAAGTAGATGAAGATGGAACTTCATTCCATTGGTCAAATAATACTGTTTCAAGTAATTCTAAAATTCTATCGCCGTCGAATTGATGGGCAAAGTTGCCAACATATACGGCGCGATTAAGTCGAGCCAAAGCTCCTACTGCAACTATTTTAATCTGCTGACTTGTCGCAGTTGAGCCAGAGGTCTGGACTGTAATATCTAAATCAGTAATAAAACCGCCAAATAGATTTACATAAGTTGCAGCAGAATTCTGAACCTCAATAGTAACTGCATCATTGATTTCATAAGGGACTGATGCCTCAGCCGTTTCGATGAGGGTTAGATTGCAATAACCTGCAACTGCCTGAGAGTAAATATCTGTTCGGCCAGAGGTAATAGTAAGTCCGCTAAGAGTCGCGCCAGTAACTATTGATCCATTGACCTTAACGCGATAAACGGGATTCCAAGCGGTCATAGAAGTAGTTGCTCGGTTCCAGCGCCTGTTCTGCGACCTGTGTTATTTAGGGCTGAGACAACTGCTCTAGTAAAGCCTTCTTCATCTATGGCTGACGGCGCATTTACATTAATAGTTACACCAGCGTTATTAGCTGCAACTGTTCCAGCGACATTAAATCCAGATGGAATTGCATTACCGCTTGGCACTAGCGTTGATGGTGCGCTAGGAGTTCTAGCAGCTGGAGCGCTGGGAGTAGTGGATGGCTTAGGAGCTGCTGGAATGCTCGGCCTTGGAGCAGTAGCAATCTTTGGAAGTGTTGAGCTGCTTGGAGTGCTGGGGGCTGAGAATGATGGCTTAGAAATAGTAGATACATTAGGCAAAAGTGGGACGGCATTATAAGCGCGAATAAGAACATTTATTGCATCGATTGCAAAATTAACTGCGCTCTTAATTCCATTAACTACTGCGCCAATAACATCCAAAATACCACCAGCAACTTTGCCAATAAAGCTAAGTGCTCCGCCAAGGTTATTGATCAATACCGGGACTACGAAATCTTTAATAAAGTTATAAAGAATTGTTAATGACTCTTTATTTCTAGCAATAGCATCCGTAACTGGCCTAA